GTATTGGGGCAAGAGGATTTTCTAAAAATGAAATTAATCAATCAATGTTAATTGCAAATGATGATAAGGAAATAATTAAAAATATTTTAAAACTAAAAAATAAAGACCTATACAAAGATTTGTGTGCGGGCGGTCCAATAATTTTTAAACAGTATGATTGGGAAGTTATCAAAAAAGATTATGCAAATTTTATTGAAAGTTTAATTGATAACAAAAACAAAAAGACCGCTAAACCAAATCAAAAAGAAAAAATATTAATATGCTCAGTAATTAGAAACGAATATGAGTTTATTGATAATTATTATAATAGACTAAAAGACATAGTTAGATCTTTTCCAGAATATGAGTTTTATTTATCTATATACGAAAATGACTCTTCTGATGGAACCATGCAAAGAGTTATGAACAAGGATTACTCTATGTTTGCTGGATATTCAATAATATCTGAAAAATTAAATACAAAATATTATGGATCTGTTAAAGACTCTGATAGGGTAAAAAATCTTTCTATAGCAAGAAATAAAGCACTACTAGCAGGAAATTTTTTGAATAACGTAGACTATGTTCTTATGATAGATGTTGATGTAGAATTTAAAATGCCTGCGGTTGAAAAAATTATTAATTTTAAAAATTTAGTTCCAGATTTTGACATAGTTGCATCAGCAACAAAGAGAAAAAATGTTCTTTACGATCAGTGGGCAACACGGGAGGGCCCTAGATATGCTCCTGAAATACAAGAATTATTTGAGTCATACAAGAAACTTCCATATAAAAAATATTATTCTGTTTCTAGCGGATTCTGTCTTTATCGATCCGAGCCATTCAAAAATGGTGTTAGATATGATTATGTAAATAAGGTAACTGGTGAGGGGGATTGTGAAATGGTGGTTGTATGTCAGGCTTTTAAAGAAAAAGGGTATGATAAAATATATATGGCGCATGAGGCAGAAATGTTTCATAACCACAAATAAGGAGAGTTATGCGTATTAAAATAATTAAGTTTGTTGTAAAAGCGTTGGGCTATGAATGGTCTGGAGATAAATTAAATTTACCAGTCTGGTATGTAAAAGAAAAAAAGAAGAAACAAAATGTATGAGTATCGTGTAAAAAAGGTTACTGGAGTAGTTGACGGGGACACTATTGATGTGGATATAGACTTAGGATTTAGCATATCATATTCTCAAAGAGTTCGTCTTGCTGGAATTGATACACCAGAGTCTAGAACTATAGATAAATTTGAAAAAACTTTAGGGCTTGAGTCTAAAGAATATTTAAAAACAAAATTAAAAGATGCTAAAGATGTCATCATCAAGACACAAAAGCCAGATAGTTCTGAAAAATATGGAAGAATTCTAGGATGGCTTTATGTTGATGGGGCAACAAAATCAATCAATGAACAAATGATTGAGGATGGATATGCCTGGGGGTATATGGGAGAAACTAAGATTAAAGATTTTGCCTTACTTGCTGCCCAACGTGCTAAATCTGGAAAGTAGTGGTATAATATAAAAGTACCTGCCAAATGGGGGTACATGTTGAACTCGCTTAACAAGGAGGAAATAATGGTAAGTTCATTTGCATTGGATCTATTTAAAGATCCATTTTTTATTGGTTTCAACCGTGAGTTGGACCGTCTTTCAAATATCCATCGTGAGGCAACTCGTCAGTCATACCCGCCATACGATCTAGTAAAACTAGATGAAGATACTTATAAACTATCTTTAGCACTTGCTGGATTCAGTAAGGACGAGGTAGAAGTTTCTGTGGATAATGGAAGTTTAATTATCAAGGGTGAGAAATCCGAAGAAACCTCAAATGAGGTTTTGCATAGAGGTATCGCAGCCAGAAAATTTACACGCACCTTTGCTCTTGGAGAGTATATGGAGGTTGATCGTGCTGAAATGGCAGACGGTATTCTTAGCGTTATTGTGGAAAGAAACATCCCAGAAGAAAAGAAACCAAAAACAATCAAAATAAAGTAATACAATATAAATCTGCACCTCGTCATTGAGGAGTCGCAGGCTTGTCGGGGGAGACAGCGACAATAAATAACTGGGATAGTCCTGGGCATGACTGTAAAAAACTGCCCATATCTGATATACTTAATTATCATGTATTGGAGAAATGTTGGAGCCTAATATAATAGAAAATGTTTTTTCTGAAGAAGAAATCAGAAAAATAAAAGAATTAAGAGACACTAGTAAAACAGTTAGTGTAAGCAAAAGATGGCCAGGTAGAGAGGTCAGGCCATTGCCCAATATTGATTTATTACCAGAGCAAATAAAGAAAAAACTAACGGATGTTGCAGAGTATTATTACGGAAAACCTTTAAAATTACATGCCGTTGCTTTTGGAAGATATAGCAAAGAATTTGGAGCCCCAAGATTGGGCCCACACATAGATGAAGTTCCTTCTCAATTTACACTTGACTATCAATTAGATGGCAATATATCATGGCCACTAAATGTTGAAGGAAAAGAATATTTATTAAAAAATAATAATGCTATTGTTTTTGAGGGAGAAATTGTTTTACATTGGAGACCAGACAGACAATTTAAAGACGGAGAGTTTTTGGATTTAATGTGGTTTCAATTTCTTGATGATAATCATTGGTCATATAAGTATGAGTTAAGACCAGACTATAATAATTTTAAAAAAATGCTAAGAGAAAAACTAAACAAGTGGAAGGATGTGTATAATGGAGCATGAAATAATGTCTGCTGGCATGGTTTATTATAGAAATGCCATAGATAAAACAGATGAGGTTATTGGTTCTATTGAGTATATGCAGGATCAAATAAAAACAGGTATTAGGACTGCAGCACAACCCTGGCACGAATGGAATGGGGCAGATCCAGAAAAAGAAAAGTTTTGTAAGAGATATTTTATAACAGAGCCTAGTCAGGCTAATACTCTTGATCCGCTATATCCACACATATGTTTTGTCTATGAAAAAATATTTGGTGGTATTGAAAAGGCATATACACACTATTCAACAGTTTTATATCCACATGCATCACAAAACATAAAATCTACAGAAGGAATGTTAAGTATTTTGAAATATGGTCAAACTGGATACCTACCAGAACATCAAGATCAAGGTGTTAGTAGTCGTGTTCTTTCTACTGTGGCATATTTAAATGATAACTATGAGGGTGGAGAAATATCTTTTCCACAGGTTGATATCACAATAAAACCAGAGGCTGGGAGCGTAATATTTTTTCCATCAAATTTTGTATTTAGTCATACAGTAAAGCCAATTATAAATGGTTTCAGGTATGCAGTACCACAGTGGTACCACCATTTAAAAGTTCCTAGAAAATCAACTGGAGAAGTTTAATGCCAGCCTATGAGTATGACTGTATGCCTTGTGCACAAAGATATATAAAGGTTAGATCAATGTCAGATTCTGATCCAGGATATTTTTGTGATAAATGCTCAAGACCACTAGTTAGAGTTTATTCAAATATTGGTGTCACGTTTAATGCAAGTGGTTTCTATAAAACGGATAATAGAAAATGATTGTTGAAATTCCAGAAGGACAAATATGTCAGGCTTTTGATGCCCTGATGGTTATACCAGAAAAAGTTTCTGAAATATTGGAAGATACTAGCAAGGCCAACACTTCTTGTGTTTGTCCTGCATACGTATATATGGAAGGGTCACATGGTAAAAGATTTTTATGTGATTATCATTTTACAATTGAAAAAGAAATTACTAAACATCAAACCCCCAGTCTATGGCCAGGAATTAGTCAGTACATTGTAAACAATATAGAAGACGTAAAAAAAACATTTAGTTCTGACACATCAAAAGATCCACAACTAATAAATGCTAAATGTACAAATCATGGCTGTGAAGCGTTAGCCTATGTCAGATGCATAAGAAATCAAGGGGCAACAGAAGATTATTGCAATTTTCATTATAGAAAAAAGTATTATAGATATCTATCAAATGGAGTACCACTTGAAACAAAATATACAATAATAGACGAAAGGTATAGAATGGAATTATCGGTTCAAGAAGAGATTGAATCTTTGACAAGACTCTAATACTAGAGTATAATTATCATATGACAACCACGCTTATTGATAAGAATAAAAGAGTTTCTTTGGATGCCACGCATAGGTGTGATAGGTGTTCTGCCAGAGCCCTTGTTTGGGTCAGGGGTAGAACTGGAGATTTATTGTTTTGTGGTCATCACTATAATTCAATTATGGATAATGCAGTTGGGTATGACAAAATGATGAAGTTTGCAGTAGAAATTATTGATGAGCGTTATAAAAATTATACAGTAGAGGATCTAGAGAAAGCAGTACAGACATAATGCATAAAAGCAATGATGAAATTATGAAAGAGTTAATAGACTCTGGTGCTATAGAATTAAAAGGAATTGATTCTGAAACTGGTGAATTTTTATTCGGTATTACTGAAAAAATGAAACATGTAAATAGAGCCCTTTATGACGAACATATAAATGGGATATATGCAGATACTATGTATTTTTGGGAAAGAGGGTTTGTAGATGTGGATGATTTTTCTAGTACAAATCCAAAAATATCTTTAACCAGCAAGGCTTTTGATGCTGAAGCCCTATCTAAATTACCGTTAGAAAAGGCAGACATATTTGCAAGAATGAAAGAGGCGTTAGGTTTCTTGAAATAATGGTATACTATTGATATGCCATATCATGTAGGTGCTAAAGGTTCATACGGCTGTTCAGGCTACCCTGCCCTGAAAGACACAGGAGAGGTAATGGGATGCCACAAAACTCGTTCTGCTGCTGCAGCACAAATCTATGCTATCAATGTTTCTGAGGGTAATATAGGAAAGGCTATGCCAGATCTTAAAGAGGGTGACTGGGCTTTAACTTCTCATGGAGAAGAAGACGAATTTCATATTGGTCAAGTAGTTCATGTAATGAGAGAGGGAATGTTGGGTGTTCCTGGTGGAGAATATACGTTAGAGGCAACTGCAGAAAATCCAGCAGTATTAATTCAATTATATGAACAAGATGAAGAAGGTTTTTGGGAAGCAACAAGAGAATATTCTGCATGCATGATGTCATTAATGATTCAAATAGATCCACTTCCACAAGAACCAGAGTTAGAAGATATGGATAAATTCGATGGATGTTGTCCAGAAAAAAATATTGAAAAACAAGCACCATGTTGGGATGGATACGTACAACGTGGAATGAAACCAGGTAAGGATGGTAAACCAGTTCCAAATTGTGTACCAGCAGAAAAGGCTGATGATCTTTGGGAAGATGACGATACAGTTGTTTATGAAACAGACGAGTTGTCAAAAGCAGAAGGTTATTCACCTCCAGCAGGAGCAAGATCAGCAGCACGTAGAGCAATTAAATTTAAAGAACAGGGTAAGGCAAAAGGTGCTGGTACTTCAGTAGGTTGGACTCGTGCAGGACAACTTGCTCGTGGCGAAACATTAAGTTTGTCAACAGTTAAAAGAATGTATTCTTATTTTTCACGTCATGAAGTTGACAAGAAAGGTAAAGATTGGGGCAACGCTGCTAATCCATCAAATGGATATATAATGTGGCTTGCATGGGGTGGAGATGCAGGATTTTCCTGGTCTCGCAGAATTGTAAATGCAGAAAAAGATAAGGCTATGTTTGCTGATACATTTAGTGCAATAAGTAAAACAAGCAATAAATCTAGAGGTAGCGGTAGTGTCTTCTGGACAATATAAAAGATACGATAAATTTAATCCCATACAAATAAAAGATGGTATGGTTGTAAGACTTCGTAAAGATGGCAGAATAAAACAAATACTAGGAGAATATGGTAAATATGGCAAAAAACAAAATAGTGGAGTCAAATAAAAGAAGTTTAATAAAGACAGCAAGTTGGGAAACATTTCATCTTGTTGGAGTGGCTGGCGTTATATATATATTTACTGGTGAGTGGGAATATGCAAGCCTTGGTGCCCTAATATATATTGGATGGGAGTCTCTGGGGTATTATATCCATGAGAGAGTGTGGGCAAAATTTGGAAAGGGTATTAAGTAATGCCAGAATTGTCAATGGATTCAGAATCTATATCTACTGTATATGGTCAAAATTATGCCCTTGTGCATAAAAATTTTTTTGCTAATGAAAAAATATCTGTACTGTCATGGAATAGGATATTAAACCTATTTAGACTTGCAAAATCCAAAAATGCTGTTCAATTTTATTCTTTTGCAACATGCTCAATAAATATAGATAAGATTAAAGATGAATCTGAAATTTTTTCTTTTATTACAGACAAAATTATTAATAAAATATCAGAAATATATCCAGATAAAAATACTTCTTCGCAAATATCTGTAAGTTTTGTGGGCAAGAATGATAACATAATTAAAGATGATGAGGCTCTAGAATTTAAAAAGATTTTTGAAAAAATTAATCCCTATCCAGTTCCAAAAAACTTTCCACCTAAAGAAATATTAGATCCACCAATATTTTCCTATCCAACAGATACATTTTTTATTCAATTTCAAGGATCATCTATTTGGAAAATAAAGGGAACATACTTAAATGAGGAGTATATATTAGAGTCTGGAGATGTTATTTTTATTCATAAAAATCTTAATCATTCTGTAGAGTATTTGTCTCCAGGTAGTATCGCCTCTATATCTTTTTCTGACTAGTAATTTTATGGAAAATATTATTAAACAGGCAGCACTTATTGGCTTGACAGTTTTTGCTATTTGCTTTATAATATATATAGTCGTTAAAATAACTACTGCGGTTGTTATAAAAGATGCTGGGTCTAAATTAAAGCATAGACAAAGCACAATACATAATATTGTAAGGGATGTTTTGCCGACTAATGAAGACATTATAAGGAACATTATAATGAATAGAGAGAGGTCAAAACAAAAGAAACAATCTAATCAAAAATACAGCCAAGAAAGTATAAAAGTAATTGTTGTTGAAGATGATGCATATTGGATTCAGGACAATACTTTTTATCAAACTAAGGTAACTGAAGATGGAGAAATAGATCAATCATCAGCAAAGCCAGTTGATACAAGCAATATGGGTGTAGAAGAGATTGATAGATTGATGAAAATTGTTGATGATTTAAGGGGTATTGGTAAAAATGATGGTAGTAGTTCAGGGAACTAACGAGTTTAACGATTATTCTGTATTTTTACGTGCCATGGGGGTTGTTCTATCAAGTATGAATCCTAATGATACGGAACTAGCAGTCTATGTCGTTGGCTCTAAAAATGGAAAAGTTTCTGATTTTGCCATGGAATTTTGTAATGTTTCTGAAAAGGGAATGAAATCAAGAGGGAAAAAAATAAATTTGTATAAAACTACAGATGCATGGATTGAAACTTATCTTTCGGAAATGAATTACTTTGCATTTTTCAGTAATGAAAAACAACCAATTTCATCTTTGGCTAAAAGGGCTAAAGATAGTGGAGTAGAACTGGGAATATTCCAGTATTAAGGAGAACATATGCTAATAAATGTATTAGAGCAAGCAGAAAAAATTGTTAATTCAAATAAAGATTTACGTTGGGTCGGATGGAATATTGTGTCAAGAGAAATTACACCAAACGGATACAGCAGCAGACATGGTTCGTTTTTAAATGGTAGGTGGGGAATAGATAAGATATATCCAGTTACAGAAAATGGATGGTACTTGCCAAACAAATATAGGGGAAAAAATGTCTAATTATCAACCATATAAAGAATATTTTGATTTAATGGGTAGAAATAAAGATAATATTGTCATAATTAATAACTTTATTAGTGATGAAGATTTAAAGTTAATAAATGATTACTTAGATTCATATAAAGATGATGACGAGTTTATGGGTGGAAAAGATTTAAGGGATGATAGAGTAAAAAGAGAAAACCCAGCAGTAGGAAAACTGTTAGATAAGTATGAAGAAAAGATTTATGCAGAGGCACATAAACTTTTTACTGAAAAATATGGAATACCATTAATTAGAAAACCAGTAAACCCAACACATTTTGTTAAGTGGATTACTGGAATGAATTCTAAACTACACGCAGATTGTGAAAAACCAGACGGAACTCCAGCATATAGTGCAGATTTTTATACATATAATGTTTCTGTATTGATGTATCCAAACGATCAATATACTGGTGGAGAAATTACTTTTCCAGATTATGATTTAGTTCTTAAACCAAAACCAGGAGACATGATTTTATTTCCAGGAAATGGTGCGTATAGGCACACTGTGCAAAGGGTTGAAAGTGGAACTAGGTATACGATGCCATCTTGGTATTCTTTTGATGTAAAACAAATTGTTAATCCAGAGGGTAAAAAATATACTTATTTGGATTCCATACAACTTTGGGAGGGTTTGCCAGACTTTGATAAGATAGATCCTGTTGGTATAGATGTTAGGAAATATCTTGATGAAAAGCCATAAATGGAAAGATTCTGGTCTGTGTCTTGGTACTGATACCAATGCCTTTTTTGAAAAATATGAAGAGGGTAGCATAGAGTATAAAAATAATATGGATCAACTTTGCCTAAAGTGTCCAGTATTAAAAACATGTTTTGCTGTAGGTGTGTCTGGCAAGGAATATGGTTTATGGGGTGGTATATATTTAGAAGATGGGGAACCATCAAAAGAATTTAATAGCCATAAAACAAAAGAGTCTTGGTCTAATCATTGGCAATCTTTGACATTAGAAATTAAATAATGTATACCGATGAAATGCGTATGGCCTTTAGGTCACTCAGACCACCTAAAAACTTTAGCGTGGAAATAGTAGATAATGAACATTTTTTGGTGGTTCGTGCTGATGAAAAGGCTTTTACAAAATTACATCATGACGATAAAATAGAGGCCGTGCAGTATATGATTAAAGTAAAAAAAGCCTTAGAAGAAAATGGTGCAGTTGTATTGCTTACTAGAAAGGCAATCAAGTAGCAGTGGAATATATATATAATAATAAACCAGTTGGTATGGATCCTAAATCATTTTCTAGAAATGAAAAATATATTAATAATCTAGATAAATTAGGAGACAATAATTTACTTATTATTAAAAATTTTTTATCAAAAGACATTTGCAATGATTTAATAATGAATGTTGAGTTAATAAAAAAACAACCCAATCTAAAGTTTTGGGATCAAATTATGTATTCTAATAGTACCATTGCAAAAAAAATAAATGATTTTATACCAAAAATAAAAGAAATAATAAAAGATAAATATGGAATAGATGTTGCTGAAAAAAGGGATCCACATATTGCTAAGTGGTCTCCTGGCATGCATTTAGATACACATGTAGATGATTTATCATTAAATACTTCAAAAAATCATATATCGACAGTTATATATTTAAATAATGAATATACTGGTGGAGAAATATTTTTTCCAAAACAAAATAAAAGAATATCACCAGACCCTGGCGATTTAATTATATTTCCTGGCAATTATAACTATCCACATGAGGTAGTTGAAATATTATCTGGAAATCGGTATACTATACCTACATGGTTTAGATACGCCTAGTATAGATTGGAATATATGCAAACGTTTTTACCATCCACAAATTTTGCTTGGGCTGCTCAAATGTTAGATTCTAAGCGACTTAACAAACAAATATTGGAAGGATATCAAATATTAAATGTATTATCTGGTCAGTCCCCAACTGGTGGCTGGCGCAATCATCCTGCCGTTCTTATGTGGAAAAATCATGAGGGGGCATTATTAAAATATTTAGATTATATGATTATTGAGGCAAAACAACGTAATATTAAAACAGATAAAAATGAATCAAATATTAAAGAATTATTTAAAAAGGTAGGCAAAAATTGGAATACTTCTATGCCAAAATGGTTTGATGATGATTTAGCCTCAATGCGTATTATTACTACACATAGGGCTAGTCTATTTAATAAGGATCCAATGTATTATGCAAAATTCCAATATGCAACATTAAGTCCATATAACTCACCTTGCTGCCCAACTTGTAAATACTACTGGGTTACTCATGAAACAAAAAACAAGAAAACAAAGTAATCTTCCAAATTGGTTAACACCATCCACTACAGTATCTAAAAATTCTGTGCTTAGTCACGGGTTAAAGCATGACTTTTCTACTGCCATTGATCCGTTTAGCAATACAATAGATAAAAATTTAATTAATATAATGACATCTGATCCTGCAAGATCAAATAAATTTAGTTCTACTCATAATGGAAAGCATATTTTATTTGCTGGATGTTCCGTTACAGAGCCCAGGGGCATCAATCCAGAGAATGGATGGGCACAAAAAACATTTAATGAAATTAACAAAAAAGAAAAATTGTCTGGATTTTATAATATTGCGCTGGGTGGTGCAAGTATTGCATTACAAGTTTCTTTAATATTTAAATATTTATCATACTATGGAATTCCAGAAATAATATTTTTTAATATGCCAGGTAGCACTAGAACATTCTCAAGCGATAATAAATTATATCAAGTAGATAACAATGACATAGTTCGTAATGGAAAAATAATTAATTCTACAATTATGTTTCAACATGAAATAGAAAATCCTGGATCAATGATTGTTTCTGAATTTATTAATTTTGAGATGTATCGTGCACTTCATGAATATGCTAAAATGGCAAATATTAAACTAATATCATTTTCTTGGGCAGATTCTGTAGGAACTTGGGATCCTGGAGTAACAGAGACTTTATTCTATAATAATTTTAATAGTTTTTATAAAATAGATAATAAAGATTTTAATAGTTTTGTTTCAACATATATTACTAATAATCAATCTAAAACATTATTTATTGCAAGCGATAATGCACACCCTGGGGATGCAGAGCATGCCTATTTTGCATATTTTGCCTTAAAGATATATAATGATTTAAGGAACAGTAGCCAAGTTGGTTAAGGCTCCGAACTCATAATTC